TACCCATTTTTCATCTACCCATTTACGTAAGCCACCACCTTTAGCTTTCTTTACTGTTTTCTTTTTACCACCTGGTTTTACTTTACCACTACATACTGATGATGCATACATATTAGCATATGCTGATGGATATACATCAAACTTTCTTTTAGCTGCTGCTTTTCCTTTTGCACATAGTTTTGCCAATTAACATTTCCATCTTTTTCTAGCTTGTCTTAATCTTGAGTTAGGGTTCTTAGCTGCTTTAGGAAACTTCTTCATTTGTCCTGCAGATCTAGCACAATAACTTTTTCTTCTTTTAGCATCTTTACTTCCTGGTTTAGGTGATCCTGTTACAGCAGTCTTTAATTTACTACCAGGATTTTGTCTTCTATATTTAGCTACACCTGCTGCAGTAAGTCCAGCACCTTTTTTAGTAGGTCTCTTTTGCCCACCACCAATAGTCATACCTTTCATATTACTTTTTTTACGTACAGCCATTAGTCTTTATTTTTTTTCTTTTATTAAAAATCCTGCAGCACCTGATATACCACAACCAATCATGATAATACTTTGCCATAGATCACTTGGTATCATAATACCACACATAGCTAATACTGCTGCAATAGCAGAGTAAGATGAGGGTTCTTTAAATCTTGAGAGTAATCCTTTTAATTTAATACGCATTTTTAACTTTACCTCCATACATTCTTTGTACCATCATTTGACCTGAGTTATCTACTTTGTACATTTTACCACCCATGTTTTTTTTAATAACTTTACCACCCATGTTTTTTTTAATAGTTTTACCACCCATAGATCTTTTAGTCATTTTGTTTCCATACATCATTTTTTCTTCCTTTTTAAATTTTTTATAAACATCTGGCTCATTAATAGCTAGATAAGTTTTTTGTTTCTTAGATTTAAAAGGCACTACTTATAGCCTTTACCATACCCACGTAATGCAGCTCCTGTTCCACGAGGTAATCCTATTTGACCACCATATTTCTTTTTAATAACTTTACCACCAGACGCTTTAAAGCCCATACTATTTCTTACTGGTGTAGGTAACTTACCAAGTCCTTTATTGTTAGAAGGTACATCTTTCATAGTACCACCTTTTTTTCTTTTAGTTATACTAGCCATTTCAGATTTAGACATACCTTGGTATACAGATTTTCTATCTTCAACTTTAGCTGATAAGTTAATCTTTTGACCTATACTTATTTTATTTAAATCTTTAATTTGAGGGTTAGCTTCTTTTAAAGCTTTTAATGTTGTACCATTAGCTCTAGCTATTTGAGAAAGAGTATCACCTTTTTTAATTGTTAATGATGAAGATTTAGTTTTATCAGGCGAAACAGTTTCTTTATCTTTTTTAATAGGTGAAGCAATTTTTTTATCTTTTTTAACAGGTGAAGCAGTTCCTTTATCTTTTAATATTTTATCTAGAAGAGCATCTAATGCAATACCTGCTGTAGTCACACCTGCTACTGCATATCCACCTTTTCTTAATGTTGCAATTCTTTTCTTATCTGCAGCTTGTAGTTCTGTTAGTTTCTTTTTAGCACTATTTAATTTTTTAGGATCACTAAAACCAGCAAACTTTTTCTTTTTTGTATTTGCTTTAATTAATTTTTTTATCTCCCCTTCAGTTTTTTTAATTATTTTTTTATTAGAACGTAAACCTTTAATAATTTCTTTTATTTTAGGAAAATTTTTTATTCCTAGTTCTGCTCCTGCTGCTAAAAGTCTCATTATTTTACTCCTATAACTGGAGAAGTTTTAATACCACCTATATCAAATAATTCTCCTTGAGGATAGTCTGCATCAGAAACAGCATCTATAGGTCCTTTAACTGCAGGTCCTTTACGAGCTGCACCAAAACCTTGTCCTGTAGGTTTAGCACTTGTTACACTAGAATCTCTAGTTGCTAAACTAGATTCTTCTCTAGCTTGTCCTCCAGTAATAAATTCTTTAGTCATTAGTATATCCCCTTATTCATAGTAAGAAGAAACAAGATCATTACCATTAATGATACCACCTCGTTTTCTACTTACCATAGATTGTTTTTGTAAATTTTCTGCAATGCCTTGTGAAGCATTCATAATATTATTTAATTCTTTTGCTTTAACAGGAGATAGTCCTCCTCCATTTTTTTTCTTATTAATATCTTTACTACGTTCTTCTTTTTTTAATGTTCCCATTGCTTTGCCTTTTTTAATTCTTGGAGGATTAGTAAGACCTTTTTTTATTACTTTAGATGCATCAAAAAATCCTTTTTTTAATGCTCCCATTGCTTTGCCTTTTTTAATTCTTTTAGTAAGACCTTTTTTTTGTTCTTTAGCTGCTTTTTTACTCATCTTAATATCTCCAGGTTTAGTTATTTGTTGTTTAATATTAGATCTACTTACCAAAACGAGCAGCTCCCCACCCTCTAGGTTTCTTCTTAGAACTTTTTCTTTTTACTTTTATTTGTCCACCTTCTTGCATTCCTAATAATTTACCCATCATTTCTATAGACTCAGGGGGAGAACCCATTAAGTCACCCATTGCGATCCAATTAAATAGTCTCGTAGCTCTATTGTTAAGTGCTTTACTTACTAAAGAACGCTTTTTCTTTTTACTTGACATTAGTTAGCTCCTTGTATAACTGGTGTAGGTCCACCTTCAGGACTTGCTGGAGATTGCATATCATCTCTTCTAGTACGTCTAGCTTGATTACGTAAAGCATCTATAGAATTTTTATATGTAGCTTCCCAAGTTTGTACTATTTGAAAATCTTTTATAAAATAATTAGCTTCTATCATACATGCACTAAATAAAGCATTATAACAATTCTCACTAAAATAATTAGAGATAGTTGCACTTGTTCCTGTAGCACTTGATAAAGCTAATGGTTGTTTTGTATATTGAATTTCACCTGTTGAAGTTACATTAGGTGTTGGTACTATATAAATTTGTGTATTTGTTTTTCTTGAATAATATCTAGGAACACCTACAGATGTAGGTTTGTTCCAGTAGTCTATAGCATACTCATATGTTCTTTGTAGTAAAGGAGTAACAACAGCAGCACTTGTTGTAAAGTTTACATTACGTACAATTAAAGCACCATCAGGTAAACTTACTACTGGGTTTCCTGCTGTTAATGTAACAGCAGTATAAGTATCTAAAGCTACATCATCTAATTCTTTCATTATACGATCTTCAGCTTTTTGTATAAAGACAGGTATTTGAGTAGCAAACTCATTTGAGTCATTCTCTATTGTATTTACAATGTCATCTTTTAAATAAGAATAGTTAGGCATTTATTTATCCTAATATTAAAGTTACACTACCTGCATCAGGAGTAGCAATACTTACATTACCATTACATTTAATACCTGTTTCTCCTAAATAAATATCTGCTGTTCCACTTGCAGGAACTGTAAATGATATTTTACTTCCTGCTACATCTCCTATAACAATGTTTCCAGCAACAGTAGAATAAGCATGTATAGCTATAATACGATTTACCATAGATGATGCAAGACTACCTGGATTAGCTGTTACAGTAGCTGCTGCTATAATTAAACCATCTGCTCCTGCTAAGAAGGCTGTTGTAATATTTGTAGACATGTGTTTTCCTTATGTTATAAAGAGGAGAATATTTCTACTCTCCTCAATATATTTAGTAATTAGGCTCCAGCGTTACCAAACCAACTACGCCAATCAGATATACCAAAAGAATATCTTTCTCTTGCTTTAAAGCGTAAGTTGCCAGTATCGAAATCTGGTTCCATTTTTGTTTGTAAAGGTGTTCTATTAAACATCTTAGTACCATTAGGTACATCTGTTTTAATGAACCAAGCATTTACATCTGTAAATCTCCTGTTCACATAGAAACCATCAGGTATAACACCTAAATGTCTTATAGCATTAATATCATTTAATGCAAAGCCACCTGCTGTAGCACCTGGTGTGTTTAATAGTTGGTCTGCAGTAAACATCAAGTCTGTAGGTATATGCAATGAAACACCTGAAGCACCTACTAGAATGCCACGATCATCAGTAATTTTTTGTATCTGAATGATTGCTGCTTCTATAGTACCTTCAGCTATTGCTGCTGCAGTAGTAAGATTAGTTACTGTACCACCACCTATAACTGGATGTGCTGCACTAAACATTGGTACACCATCACCTTGAGTTGTTACAAAGCCATTGTTGTACAAGTCAGCAGCTTTTTGCTGTTTCGTACTACCCATAGCTCTTGCTAATCCTTTTGCTCTTAGTTTTGCAAAAGTGTCGTATAGATTATCTTCCATAGCTTCTTCAGTTACTGCGAATGCTAATGCAACAGTTTCAGCAGTATACCTTGAGGTATAACTTTCTGATGCATCATCATAAACAACTGCAGCACCTTCGTTTTTAACTGGTGCTCCACCAAAACCTGTGAAGAGTACTTCTTCTTCAAATGCTCTGTCTGATGATTCTATTTCGTATAATGGTTTATGTTCTTCGTCTACGCTGCCATACTCTATTCCAAAAACTGCATTCAGTCCAGGAAGTAGTTCTTTGGCAATACTTGCTCTATTGATAGCCATTTAATTATTCCTTTCCTTATGCCATTAGCAATGTTGTGGTTACAAAGTTATCAATATGATTGTTTAGACGTACTTCATACCAAGGGAATGCATCTGTTGCAGTAGCAGAAGCTGCTACACCAGTATCCCAAGGTGCTCTATCTATAACTCTCATAGCTGAAAAGGATACAGTTTGACCATCTGCATCTGCCATATAAGCACTTTGACCTGTTCTTGTTGAGCCTGTTCCTACTACAAACGCAGTATTATGAGGGAAACCTGCAATAGTAGCTGCGAAAGTTACTGTTGCATCCATCTGTATAAAGTATGTTTGTTTAGGATCTGAAGCTACATGAAGTTTTACATCAGTAGCTGTTATTCCACCAGTCCATTGTCTACTAAATTGTTGGGTTCCTGTCCCATCAACGTAACTACAACCTTGGAAAACTCCCATAGTCTTAACACCTACAGCTACTGTCGCTGCGACAATAGTACCTACAGATGTTTGAAAGCACAATGGATCACCTGTAAATAAATTATTAGGTATCCCTGCACTTGGAGCTAAATGAGCATTATTCCAATTAATAGTTGTAATTCCAGTAGAGTTAGAACCAGCACCATTTTTTCTCGCAAGTACTAGACCACGAGGAGCATTAGTTGCTGCCATCTTTCTTTCTCCTTTGTTTCGTAATAAAAAGATTAGTCCTGAAAATTAGGCTGTCTTCCTGTTACTACTTTTGATTTACTATTATTAGAGATAGGCATTCCAGAAATTTTTCTTCCACCTTGAAGTTGAGCTTCTATAGCTTCATTCATGGCTTTACTTTTATCTCTGTAAAACTTACCTCTTGCTTCATAGATATGGGTTGGGATTTTTGCTAATCCCACATCAGCACGACAGACAACACCTGCATATCTACCATCCTCTCTCACGAAAGAGGTTGCACTCATTTCAGGAACTTCAGCTAAATCAACAAATACCCATCCTTCTTGCAGCTTCTTGCCTAAATGTTTTATGTCATCAACACCTTTAAGGGTCATTCTTACCCATCCTGGTGTCATGCCTTCGTTGGCGAAACGATCTAAGGCTGCTTGAGGAATATGAAGAACATCTTGTTCCTCAAATACATACTCTGTTTTTTCTCTAGCTTCTTGTTCTCTCAATTCAGAACTACGTGTACTATTAACTCGTGTCATTTATTTTCTCCACGTTGCATATTAATTGTTGTATACTCACCATCAGCTTTATCAGCCTTTAGTTTTTCTTGGGCATACTGTTCAAGGGGTATATTCCATTTGCCAGCTATCCTAATATCTTCTCTTGATAGCTTAACTTTCTTACTAGAACCTGGTGAGCTACGTGATGCACCAGCTACCACTTGAGCAGGAATTGACGTTGTTTCCTGCTTACGAACTTCCCCATTAAATTTATGAGGAAATGTTTCTTTTATCCTACGATCTACTTCAGTATAATATTCTACATCTGCAGGACTAAAACCTTCTTCTCTTAACTGAGCATCTATTGCTAAAGATGCAGCAGTCATAACTTGATCTGAACCAAACCACTCATTTTTACTTGCCCACTCTTCTGCCTTTGGATCTGCAGTAGGTTGAGGTTGGTATTGTGGTTGCTGTGCAGCTTGTTGTTGTTGTACAGGTCTTTGTTCAAATTGTTGTTTCGTTGAACTTAATGATTTTAAATCATTTTGTGCTTCGTTTAAAAACTCTTGAGCTTGTAATATCTTAGATGAATCACCTTCTTCGTGAGCAGACTTATAAGCATTACGTGCAAGTTCTAACTTATCTGTTATTTGTTTTTCACTTGCATTTAAACTTAATTGATTGACAGTATTAAATTGATGTTCTGTATTTTTTAGTCTACTATTAAGCTGTTCATTTTGTTGTATTAGTTGAGCTAGTTGATCATCTCTTTCTCTACGTTGTTTAACTAATTGTCTTATTCTTTTTTGTGCTCCTTTAGTTTCTACACCTTCAAGCTCTGGTGGTGTTTCTTCTTTAGGAGTTTCTGCTACTTCTTTTGTTACTTGTACTAGAGGAATAGCTTTTTCTTCTTTTTCTATTTCTCCTTCTACTTCGTATTCTACTTTATTTTTTTCTGCTTCTGAAGTTTCTGTATCAACTTCATTCCACTCTTCATTGTCCATTGTTAATCCTTCGTTGTTTACGAGACATACGACTTACGTTGTATATACTGTTATTATACACTAAAAAAATTTCTAGTGCAACTTAGTGACTTAAATTAAATGTAGGATCTAAATATTTAGGATCTTGTACTTTCATTATTACTTGATCATCATATAATAAAATCATCTTAACTTCTTTATACTGTATCTTTTGACCAGCATGTTTAGCATAGCAAATATAATCTCCTTCTTTACACCAAGGTCCTTTAGGAAATTTATCTGTATCATTGTAAGCAAGATTACCTATTTTAATAACTTTTCCTACAGTTGTTAAATAAGACATATCTTCTTTTGTTGAGTTAGGTATTATTATACCACCTTTAGTTTTTTCTTTTACTGAGACAGGTCTTACGAGTACATGAAAACCTGGAAGTTCAGGGAGGATATCTGGAGTAGTCTCTTCTTCTTCATTTGTAATCCACATATCATTCTTTATAGTTTTACCTAAATGTGCCTGTTGCATTATTCATCCTCTTCATCATACATATTTTTCTTCATTATGTTTGTTAAATTATTACGAGACCATTCAATACCTTGAATAAGCCCTACGAGCTGTCTATAGTGAGCAAAATCTTCTGCTTGTCCACTAGAGACAGTTATTCTTAGTTTATC